ACAGGCTCGCAAGCTCAACGTGTACCCTCGTAATCCTGACTCGTGCCTGAACTGGTCGCGCGAATGCGAATTTCTCAACGTTTGTGTGGGAACGGCTGATATCAATGACCCTGTATTGTTTCGGCGCGAGCCTTCTCATGTGGAGCTCGACGGTCTTCATGATCTGTCGCTGCTCACGCAGAGCTCGATGCGCTGCTACCGCTCGTGTCCGCGGAAGTTCCTCTATCGCTACGTGATGGGTCAGCGGACGCTCAAGGTGCCCGAAACGCTTTCGACCGGCAAGAGTATCCATGAGGCCCTCGATGTTTACCGCCGAAGTGGCGGCGACCTCGATGCCGCGAAACGGGCTCTGATTACCGAGGATCTCTTTGTGCGCGCCAAGGAGGAGGCGATGCTTCTGGGTTACGTGGCACGCTGGGGCGTTCCGAAAGGCGTCATCTCCGTAGAGGAAACTTTCCGGATCCCTCTCGTCAATCCGGAGACGGGCGCGGCGTCGAGAACGTTTGAACTCGGGGGTCGTGTGGACGCGATCGTGGGTGTTGAATTCGTTGGGTAACTGAGAATGCCTGCTCCAGGATCTCTCTTTAATGACCTGACTGGTCGCGTGTTTGATCGATGGACGGTTAGGAAGTTTTCTGGCCGCAAAAACAGACGATCGTTATGGGAATGCGTTTGCAGGTGTGGATCGATTAAGATTGTGTCTGACTCGAATCTACTCTCTGGCAAGTCACGATCTTGCGGATGTTTGAAGCGAGAACTTCAGCGATCGAGGTCTGTTCGATCCGGAAGACGCTCTAATTCAGGTGCGCGTAGTCCCGAGTATGAGTCCTGGACATCCATGATCGCCCGAGCAACGACAAAAAATAATGATCGTCGCGGGTTGGACTATGCGCTTCGCGGTATATCAGTCTGCGAGCGTTGGCGCAGTTTCGACAATTTTTTAGCGGACATGGGCAAGCGCCCCCTCGGAACATCTCTCGAACGAAAGAACAACAACTTGGGGTATTGCCTATCCAACTGCAAATGGGCAACCGCTAGCGAACAGGTCAAGAATAGGCGATCTTCTCAACAAGTAGCCAGAGATCGCGCTGTTTCCATGAAAAAAGCAGCAAGAAAGGGATAGTAATGCCGAAAGCGTCAAGAGACGCCCTCAAAGCGAAGGGCAAGCGTGACCTGTACATGTTCGATCCAGAGGATCTGGTGATCGTCGAGGACGAGAGCTCCCCTCTGTACGATGAGCGATCGAAGCTCCCGGTGAGTGAGTCACTGGTCGCCAACATCATGTTCGCTCCGGACGGCGTGCCGCAGGGCGTTCTCGAGCCAGGTCTCGGGGCGCGCAACACGGAGACGGGTAAGGTCGAGATCATCGACGGACGCCAGCGAGTCAAGGCCGCTCGCGAGGCGAACAAGCGACTCGCCGAGCAGGGACTCGAACCGGTTCGCATGCCGGTGCTTCTGCAGCGAGCGAACGCGCACCGGGCGATGGGTATGCTGATCAGCTCGAACGAGCACCGTCAGGACGACACGCCTCTTGGTAAGGCCAAGAAGGCTCAGCGGTACATCGATCTCGGTCGCGACGAATCGGAAGTGGCGACCCTGCTCGGGATGAGCACGGCGTCGGTCAAGAACCTGCTATCGTTGCTCGACGCTCCGGCGGTGATTCGTCATGCCGTCGATGCTGGCCAGATCACCGTGAGCGCCGGCTACAAGCTCGCGAAGCTGGAGCCTGAGGAGGCCAAGGCGAAGCTTGCTGAGCTCTTGGAGAAGGCTCCGCGTACCCCGGGCAAGAAGCGCAGTAGGAACGCTCAGGTTGCCAGTGAGGTGCTCAACGGCGATTCGAAGAACCGTACCGCGGAAGCCATCGCCGACTGGATCAAGAGCGAGTACGACGTCCCGAAGGACATGATCGACGGGATCCGGTCGGGCGCCTGGAAGAAGCAGAAGCCGCCGAAGGAACCGAAGAAGCCGCCGCATCCAAAGAAGGAGGAAAAATGAGCATCGATCTGAAGCGCATCACCAAGGGCAAGCAGGCGCGAGAGCCGCGCGTGCTGGTCTATTCCGCGGACGGCATAGGGAAGACCAGGTTCGCAGCGGGCGCGCCCGATCCGTTCTTCATCGACGTCAACCGAGGGAGCTTCCAGTACGACGTGAACCGAGTCGTCCCGGACAGTTGGACCGAGGTCATGGAATGGATCAAGGCTGTCGAGCAGGGACAGGTGAAGTGCAAGACGCTCGTCATCGACGCGCTCGGTGACCTGGAACAGCTCGGCAACCTGGAGTTCTTCCCTGGATCCACGATCGACAAGTGGGACGGCGGCTACGGCAAGGGAGACACCTACGCGCTGTCACGGTGGCGCGAGATGCTGTCGCACCTGGAGCACATCTGGAACAGCGGCAAGGCGATCGTCTTCGTGGCTCACATGGCCGTGAAGCACTTCGACGATCCCACCGGACCCGGATACGATCGCTACGAGGTGGCGCTACGCAAACACGTCGCCGGGCTCATTCGCCAGTGGGTCGACTTCGTGTTCTTCGCGAACCTCGAGACGGCACAGCAGAAGGTCGGTGGTCAGACGAAAGCTGTCAGTAGCGGCGTACGCTGGATCCACACGCAACGCAGCGCCGCCTTCGATGCGAAGAGCAGGGGCACCACGCTCTTTCCGGAGCGGTTGCTTCTGTCGTGGGACGAGTTCGCTCGAGCTCGCGCTGCGGACAGCGAGCGGGCCGCCGCACTACGCGCTGAGATCGACGCAATGCTCGCCGAGATCGGCGACAAGAGCCTCAACCAGATGGTCGAGGAGTATCTGCGCGCGAACCCGGGGATGATTGTTGAGGCACGCAATCGCGTCGCCGCGAAGCTCGAGGAAGCTCAACAGAACCAAGGGTCAGAAGAGACCGGAAAGGAACAAGCATGATCACCGCAGGCGATTACGAAGGACAGGCTGTCAAAGGCACCGTGCAGTTCGGAGAATCCGACAAGGGTACTCTACAGCTCGGCGTCACGATGGAGCTGTTCAAGCAGGGAGAGAAAGAGAGTCTCGGTCAGATGACTACCATTCTCTACTTCTCCGAAGGGGCCGCGTACTACTCGTACGAGAGGCTTCGTCTCCTCGGATGGCAGGGGAAGGGGGCGGAGGACATCGACAAGCTCGACGACATCTTCGATACCCGTGTTCCGGTGCGCGTTACGGCTCCAGAGGAGTACGACGCTGCGGACGGGACAAAGAAGATGGGTCAGAGCAAGCTCGAGATCCTGACCGGAGGCGGTACGCTGACCTTCAACAAGCCCGTGACCCCTCAGTCGTTCAAGGCTCGGCTCCAGGCCCTCAGCGGATCCAGCGGTGGCGGGGCACCTCCGCCGGCCACTGGGGGAGGGGGCGCCGCTCCCCCGTTCTGATCCAGCCAAGGTGTAATGTGAACGAAAAGTGAATAGACGGGAGGTGGGCTCAGTCTGTAGTATTGAGCCCACCAACCCCATCCCTCAGGGGACTCCCATCAGGGGAAACGGAAAAGGAGATCCGTCATGAGTAAGCCGAAAGAGTGGAGCCAGTATCAGCTGGCCGTGTTCGAGAACATCGCCTCAGGGGCCGGTCATACGGTCGTGAACGCCGTGGCTGGTAGCGGCAAGACCACCACCATTGTCGAAGCGATGAAGCACGTTCCGCGAGGCAGACGAACGCTGTTCGTGGCCTTCAATAAGTCGATCGCCGACAATCTCAAGACAAAGGCTCCTCCCGGGGTCGAGGTCAGCACGCTGCACTCGTATGGTCTGAAGACCATCACGAAGTGCTTGGGGCGGCATCGGATCGACGAGCATCGGGTCGACGGATTCGCTCGCGAGCTGTACGGAAACCTGTGGGAGCTACGCCGAGCTCTCTGCAAGACGGTTTCGCTCGCGAAGGGCACCTTGGCCGGTGATCCGGAGCAGCTCGATGAGCTCATCGATGCCTTTGGGATCGAGATCCCGAAGCCGAAGGAGGACTTCAAGCCCGAAACGGTTCAGGAGAAACGCGCCGAGGCTGCAATGGAGAACCGTGAGGAGTTCATCAAGCACGTCCTGGAGATCCTCCTCCGCTGCGCTCAACTCGAAGACGGCTCCATCGACTTCGACGACATGGTGTGGCTTCCGGTGATTCTCGATCTGAACCAGACGAAGTTCGATCGTATCTTCGTAGACGAAACTCAGGACCTGAACGCTGCTCAGATCGAGATGGTCATGCGCGGCATTCGACCCGATGGTCGGATCTGCGCGGTGGGGGATCCTCGTCAGGCTATCTACGGCTTCCGTGGGGCAGACTCTGGCGCCGTCGACAAGATCGTAGATCGCTTGCAGGCCACGGTGCTCCCGCTCAGCGTTTGCTACCGATGCGGATCTGACATCATCTCCGAGGCTCAGACGATCGTGCCATGGATCGAGGCGGCACCTGGATCTGGTCCCGGTGAGGTCACCAACGTCTTCGAGGAGGACATGGTGAGGGACGTTGCTCCCGGTGACTTCATCCTATCTCGAACCAACGCTCCCCTCATCCGTTTCTGCATGCTGTTCCTCCA